ACTCTTTCTATTATCTACAGAGTTAAGAACCATGCCACCACTACGGTAGTCATTAGCACCTATTCTTTTTTTATTTATGCTACCACCTCTATTTTTATAGTTAGTGCTATACTTTTTGCCTAGTTGGGAACGGAGATAATCTAATTCATCTTGTTGTGCTTTAGACATATATTTGTCTTCAGGACCTAATGCTTCTATACGTCTAATTATTTGATCTTCTACATCTTGTATTCTTGTGTATTTTCTTCCTGAACCCTTTTTTGCCATTAAACCGGTACTCCTAATACTTGTATGCGAGATATAAGTCTCTCTGCTCTCGCAGTTGTCTGCTTATACCATCTACTGTCTTTCATCTCATCTGCTGCACGATCCCAGTCTTGGTCTTTTACTGCAGCAATAAAATTTTTAAACTTAGATAGTCTTGGTCTTCCTAATTGGAAACACATATTTGCAATTACTAATTGTGCCTCACTAGGTAAAGAGTCAAACTCTTCAAATATAATTTTACAATCACTTAGCGTAACTTTTATGTCTTTCTCAAACCAATCATTAACTTGTTCATTTGGTACTTTAGTTCCTATAGGCATATCATAATATTCTGTATCCCACTCTGTAATTAAATGACCAATTCCACCGGTTAAATGATTTTCTGAACAGAGATATAACTCATATTTTATGCCCTCATCATTTGCTAATTCATCTTGTAACGTAACTAAATTCATTTTTATTTTAACCTTTAATAATATGGACTCACTGTAGAATTAGGGTCTTCTATACCCTCGACAGCTAATACTTCAGGTATATAATACTTTAACATATTTTCTATTCCCATTTTTAGTGTTAGTGTAGACATTGCACATCCACTACAAGCACCACTTAGAAACACTGTTGCTATACCATCTTTAAAAGACTTTAACTCTACATGACCCCCATGCATTTGAACACTTGGTAATATAGATTCTTCAATTATTTTATTAATTGCAGATACTGTGTCTTTCAATTATTTCTTACCCATAATCTTCATTGCTTGTCCTGCACCTTTAATACCAAAGGATGCACTTATGGCTATAAATAAAAGGTACTGATACCATTCAGGTAATGTATTCAATACCTCAAAGCCTATTCTAACATATTCTGTCATGCTAGGTATGAAGACTAGTATAGCAGGTAATAACAAAACAATCAAGGCAAATTCGTCTTTCCAACTTCCATCTGTTGCATCTGCCATTGTCTTTTCCCATTCTACTTCTCCTGTTGCTACTTTCTCTGCAACAACTGCTTTAGCTTTTGCTTGTGCAACTTTGGCTTGACCATCAGCTTTAACTTTCTCAACCTTACTGTTCATCCATGAACTAGCTAGATTTGCTATAGGTCCTATGAGTGCTGTAAACATTATAGTCTCCTCGTTCCTTCTTTATTTTGTCTTGACCTTAAAGCCATCACATGCTTCGTCATAAAGTAATTGCCAATCCTCAGAAAGGGTTTCGCCATGAACAGATATATCCAATGCATTGCCATTTTTATCTAAACCTCGCTGTTTTTCTTGCAATCTTTTTGGGCTGTTTAGATACTTGTCTACCTGCTCTACCTGCTTTGCGTTTAGCAGCCGAAGAGGCGGCGTATTCTTGGGGAGATAAAGCTTTAATTGCCGCTTCAGGGAGATAACGTTCACCGGTAGCTTTTGACCCTTGTGTACTAGGTTTACCACTCTTAGTTCTCCACTTCTGTTTTGTCCAATTTGCTAATGATCTTTGTGGTGCTTTCATATGCTTCCTTAATCTCTTCCATTGTTCTTTTGCATCCTATGCAGATATCATCTTGCAACTTACAGACACCTATACACGGTGTCATTTACCTATACTTCTTAGACTTTCCATGACGTTATCTATATTAGGTTCTTCTCCGTTTGGATTATAAACACATTTATATTGTTTAGGACACCAACTCTCAACCATCATTTCATACGTCTTATTACCACCTAAGTATATACATGCTTGTTTGCCTGTGAACTGTGATCTAATTATTTTTTTTAATCTGCAAGTTGTAAACTTTTTATCTATTATCTTACCTTGATTACGTAGCTGTTGTTTAGTTAAAGGTTTAGGTACATATTTATACCCATCAGCATGTGCCTTACTTGTAAACATACTCGTTAGTAATAATAAAAATCCACCTACTACTGCTACTAAAAATAACCATGCAACTCCTTCACCTAATTGTCTTCTTAATTGTTGTTGCTTATAAATAGTCTGTTGTCTTTGTTTTCTAATCTGACCTTCCATTTGTAGGAGTTCATCATATGCTCCCGGTCCGTGTGTCATGTTTAGAAATACCTTGAGTTCATATCTTTGTTCCTCAAGTTTCTTCTTAGCTGCGTATGCTGCCATTGCCGCTTCTTCAATAGAACCTGCTTTAAAAATTTTACCAAACAAGGGTGGATTCTTAGCTTGTTTCTCAGCATTGTCAACATCTGATACTGCTCCCATCCATCTGCCAATGTCTCCTGACATTTGCTCTATATCTCTTCCCATTGCAAATCCAGCTTTAATTGCACTAAATGCTTTTGATGCAACACCTACTGCTACTGATATAGTTACTGGGTCCATTACCTTTTCCTTATAGGTTTACAATATGCAGTTATTCTTAAACTAGGTCCTTCCTTTTGTGGTATTGAAGGTTGCTTGTGTAACCTCTCTGCAAAATACAAGCATCTATCTATGTCTTCAAAGGTTTGTGTTTGGTCTACTACTCTTATTCCCATCATAAACACTAACACAAACTCAATCATTATACAGGTACTCCTTGTACCTCCTCTTGTTCGTGACACTCACAATTACATTCTTCACAATCACAATCATAACATTCACAAGTGTCACATCTTTTTTCTTTATCCACGATATCCTCCACCTGCTGCTTTGTAGGCTTTTGCTAACATCTGTGCTTTTCTTGCTGACCATTGACCCGGAGCGCCGCCCTTACCACCAGCTTTTATTCTGTTGAATATTCTTTTTCTCAATCCCGGTTTTGTGTAATTACCAGCTTCATTAACTTTACTCTTAGATTTCTTTTTCTTTGTAGTCTTCTTTTTAGCAGAACCACCTTTTCTTAATTCAATAGCTGCTAAAGATTTAGCTTGACCTGCGTGAGTTTTACTAGCTTTCTTTAACCCTGTTACTACTTTTTTTATTGTTTTTTTTGCTTGTTCTGCCACTGTTATCCTCATATAAATTATTAAATGTCGTGTATGGGTCTAAGTAAGATTCGTGTGACTCTGCTGAATGTGTCCACTGAGACGGTGTAAAATCAGGAGGTCCTTCACCTGTAACCCATAGAGCAGGACTTGTAGCTCTAACCCTATTATTTGGAAGTGCAACTATATTGCCTGTCCATTTCCCTGCATCTAATAAATACATCACGTGTGATTGTTTATGTTGTGCTGGGTCATCTGCTATGTCACTGTCTGTATAATCAACAGTAAACATATATTTAGCTGTATAAAACTCATTGCCAATTTTACATAACCAAGGAGAAGAACTTACTCTATCCATGACTATGATACTATGATGTCTTGATTCACAATCCCAAGGTTGACATAAATGGTCTTCCATTGGTTCTGCCCATTCATCTACAGGTATATCAGCTACTAGTGCTTGTATTGGCATTCTTGCCCACATTGCACCACCGTGTACGTTCTCTTCTTCTGTACATCCTGTAAAGACTACCTGAAAGCTTAATGACCTATCAGGTATAGTATTAACTGCAAAAGCTAATGCGTGTAGGTATTCACCATGATAATCCATATGATTACAAGTGAACTCCTTACGTACCCAACATTTAAAATGTGGTACGTTACTAATAAGATATGACATTATCTACGTCTAGCAGCTCCACCTTTAGCCATGTACTTAGTCTTCTTTGCAGCTCCACCAGCTCTCATTTTCATTTTCTTAGTAGGTGTTCCGTAGCCACCTCTAGCCATCATTTTAGTTTTTTTCTTTTTTCCGTGCATTGGCATAATTTTTTCTCCTTTTTATGCGTAGGGGTTTCTCTTCTTAGCATTCTTAGTACGTGAGTAAGACCTATTCTTAGACTTACTTTGTGCAACTAGATTGCTAGGTCTATTATCATTAGGGTTGCCATTCTTGTGTGCAACATCTTTGCCATCACCTTTCTTGACAATCCCCTTTTTCTTAGCAATTGCATTTGCAGCATTACGTTTGTCTCTACGTTTTATCTGCTTTGGTTTGCCATGATAATTATCATACTCTTTACGGTAGTTACGTTTGGTAACTTTCTTCTTCTTGGTCTTTTTTTCAGTTGGATGACCCATAATCTATTATGTAGAACCCATCATTCTTTTACGCATTCTCTCCCTCTGAAGTTTAGTAGGAGTAATGTTAGTGCCTTTGAATGTCTTAGGTGTCTTTGTAGACATAGCCTTTGAACCTAATCCAGTTTTACTTGATTTCTTTTTAGTAGTCGCAGCACCATCAATACCTGTTTTTGATGCAGATTTTTTAACCTTAGACTTTTTAAAATCATCAACCATAACTTTTGATTTATTCTTTTTTAGAGTACTAGGATTTGTTATATACTTCTTTATTGCTGCCCTTGTCTTAGGACCCATGATACCATCAGCATTGATATTAGCACCTAGCTTTTTTAATCTCTTTTGCATAGCTAAAGTTGAAGCATAGTTTTTTGTATTCGCTGCTGTTGCTTTTACTTTACCAGTTTTAGTAGGAGCTTGACCTGTTTTATCTTTTTTAACTGTAGGAGTAATCTTACCACCTAATGCACCCGGAGACTTACCAAATGGCTTCTTTTTATTCTTTAATGCTTTTTGTAGACCAACGTCTACTTTACCTTTAGTAGTAGATGTTTTCTTCTTCTTATTATTTGCTATTTTCTTTTTAGCTTTTTGTGTAGCTATACCTAAAACATCATCCTCTGCACCCATCTTTTTACTTTTACCAAATACAAAGTTTCTTATCTGATTTATATTTTCTAGGTTCATACGACCCGGTATTTTAGGTTTAGTTTTTTTAAATCTTTCCTTCATTTTCTCTATACTGCTTTTAGCCATCTCTAGTTCCCTCCTTTGGTTATCTTATTGTAAGCCTCTAAACCTTTAGGTCCGGACTTTTTAAGTGCTAGTAGTCCTTTGTTTGCTTGTACTGAACCACCTGCTGAATACATATGACGTTTACCATTTACAGTACCCCCATATGCCATTTGAGCTTTTTTGCTCGTCTTTTCTGTTTTCATAACGTTGCTTCCACGTTTTTTAGTGAAGTTTTGAATGACTTCTTTAGCTTCTTCTACTACAGCAGGACTAAAAGATGCACCCTTCTCTAGTATTCTTCTTGCTTCTGATAAAGTCATCTAACACTTCCATCTTCTACGTGCCTGTCTAAGTCTACTGTTTGGATTTGCAGCAGCTTTAGGGAACTTTTTCATTTGTCCAGCACTTCTAGCACAATAAGACTTTCGCCTACTAGCTCTTTTGCCTTTAGGCTTGTCTTCAGTCACAGCAGTTTTCAATTTACTGCCGGGATTGTCTCTACGGTACTTAGCCACACCTTTGGCTGTCATACCTGCTCCCTTTTTAGTTGGTCTTTTGTGACCACCCTTTATGGTATGACCCTTCATTCCAGTACTTTTGCGTTTTTTCTTGGTTTTCTTCTTGGTTTCTGCCATAACTTGTGTTCACTTTACCTTTTTGGTCACTAGGAGCTAAACATTTGTATTTCACAGCTACATAATCAGGCATATGTTCTGGTAATTCTACTGCTATTTCATAAGCACGTGTAATACATTCTTTCTTAGTCTCATATGGTCCGTATAAATCTGATAATGTATGACATAAGTTTGGATTGCCTATCATACATACGAGTACCCATGTCTCAAACATTAATCTGTCCACCCTTCTGCTCTCATAGCTGTCTCTACATGCTTCAGAGTAAATGGTCTACCATAATGAGCCTCAACTGCTGCTCTCACGTAATGGACATCACTGTGTGGTATATGCAATTTATCTACTTTGTTATCACGTATAGCAAGATAAAAAGCTTCTAACACATTATCTGTATATAGTTTTACTGATTTTTTACTCATTGTCAAGTTTATTTCTAATTTAGGAAGTTATACTGTACATTATAATTGTATTATTATATATATTGTATATATATTATAAATGTAACATTGTCTATGTACTAGTTATAACGTAATTATACCATGTAATTTTTAGTCTGTCAAGACATTTTATATGTAAGCACCCCGCCGCAGTCATTTTATGTATATTTAAGGCTATTTAAGGATACTTTTATGTATATTTTTATCACTTACCTTTGTGGTTAACACCTAATATTCCTAATCTGTGTAGATATCCATGATAATAACGTAGTACGGGGGGTGTGGCAGTGGCACGGTGTCAAAAAAAGATAGTAAATTCAATACTGCAACTCATTCTGATAACAATTCTCATTATCATTCTCACTAAGTCATTGATAATGCTTATCATTATCATATGCAACAACTGATATAACAACAGTTTTCTTGGCATGTATCTTGCAATAGCACAAACCATGCCAATTAAAAAAATATTAATGTAGGAGTATAACTGGCACGATTCTTGCTACTATCCTTTTGAGAATGATTATCATTATGGGATTGAGAACTATTATCATTATGAGAATGAGAATCATTATCAATAGCAGTAGTACATTTGTACTCTTCCTTATTGAGAATGAGAATCAATAGCAACAAGAACTACTATCACG